TCTTTAAGTTTTTGATTAAATAGTTTGTCCCACATTTTATTTTCACTCATTTCTCATTAGCCTTTCTTAGTATTGCTCTAGCAAATTCAATCAAATCCCATCCTGTCGGTATTGTTGGAACCATGCCGGCAATCAAATCTATTTCCTCATCTGTTAGTGTCTTTGCTGGATGAGTGTAAAGTGGTGTTGGGTTTTCATCAATTGCCAAAGCACAATCTAAATCAAAAAATACGCTTGTGTTGTCGCCTACGGCAATCCACGCTACTGGTTCATTGTTCATTTCTCTTGTGCCTTTCTTATTGAATTTGGGTGAAACTCCCCATGTCCTTCAGCACTATCTTCCGCACTTTTAACTACTAAAGCCTTTTTTTCTCCGCAAATACAGCAAACATCTATTCTTTGTGGTGGCATAGAGCAAAGCATTGTGTTTGTTAAGTGCCAGCAATGTGTGTGAACAGTCATTTCTCTTGTGCCTTTCTTAACAATGTTTACTTGCAATAATCATCATAAAAGACTGAAAAATTACAATAATGCTTAAAATAGTTATCGTTACTCTGCTCCAAAATGTAGTCATTTCTCTTGTGCCTTTATTAGTATTGCATCGTGTATTTCTTTTGCCATTTCTTGCCAAGACTTTGAATACCAATCGTGCTTATTGATAATTGCTTCACATTCATCTTCAGTTAATGGTGTTAATGTTTTTTCCATAGCTGCTTGGTAACCCTTATCAAACCCAATAGCTTCAGCAATTCCTAAATCGTGTTTTGCTGGATGGGTGTAGAGTGGAATACAGCCTGTATCTTCCCAATCAACATCACCACCATAGCCACACTCTAAAGTTTTAGGGTTCATCCACGCTATTGGTTCATTTTTCATTTCAATAACTCCTTGTATCCTTTCATTGCCTGTTGAGCGTGTTCATTAAGAATCACTTTCATGCGTAATGCTTCTTTCAACGCCTCTATTTCAGCTTGTTGCTGGCGTAGCATAGTGGCCACCAAACCCCGATAATGCTCTTGTGATGTAAGCATTATGTCAACAACATTCTCATCTTCTATCCAATCAGCTAGTTCATTTGCGTTCATAGAAAATCCTTAAACTCTAAACCTTTCGCATTAAAGATCTCACGGAAATTTTCCATAGCCCGTTTCTCTATCTTTTGTATGGTTTGCTGTCTTTCGCCAAGAACCTTACCGACTTCGGTTTGGCTCATGTCGTATTCCTGTTGTAGGCCTAATGTTGGATTCATAGGATCCCCATTGCTTTGAGAATAATACGGGCAACAATCATTAAACCAATTGATGCAATGATTGAGGCCGTAATTAAGATTCTATCAATCGTAGAGAACCTATTGGATTGAACATCATATACACCCCTAGATGTTTCTTTTAATGTCTTGTAAGGCACTTTAAAGTCTTTCATATCATCCCCCTTTTATACACATAACTTGTTTAAGAATATGTACAACTTCAACTAAATCAGTTTGATTAGCCATTACTTCATCAATGTTTTTGTATGAAGATGGAATCTCATCTAGTACTGCGTCATCTTTACGGCACTCTACGCCATCTGTTTGAGCAACGAGATCAGCAACGGTGAACCTTTTACGGGCTTCAGTTCTTGACATAGCACGTCCTGCGCCATGCGAACATGAGCAATAGGAATCAAGATTTCCTTTACCTCGAACAATGTAGGATCTTTGACCCATGCTTCCCGGAATAATTCCAAGATCTCCATCCCTAGCTCGGATTGCTCCCTTACGGGTGACCCATAGATTGCGTCCAAAGTGATTCTCCTTCTCCACATAATTGTGGTGACAGTTGATAGCTTCTTGCGTGATAGTGAATTCGACTGGTAGATGACGTTTAATTGCTTCCAAAGTTAAAGACATCATTACACGTCTATTGTGAAGTGCATAGTTCTGCGCCCAATCTACTGCTGCCATGTAATCATCAAAGTCTTCTGTCTCTTCAGGAAAGTATGCTAAATCTTTATCAGGCAATGAGATGTAGTACTGCTCCATCTTGCGTTTTGCTTTTTCAATGTAATAAGATCCAATCATGTTTCCTATTCCACGGGATCCCGAATGGAGCATTACCCATACGTCCTGATTCTCATCAATGCATAGCTCAATGAAATGGTTTCCTGAACCAAGAGTACCAACTTGATAAGCGGCTTTCTTAAAAAACTTGGTATCCATACCGCCAAACATGTTTTCTATGATTGCTCTCGTGGCATGATTAGTCAACATAGGAACATGCTGAGAAAACTGATGCGATCCTCCAGTTCCAACAGGAATATCCTTTTCAATTTGACTACGAATAGCACTCAAGTTATCAGGCAAATCTGAGGCCTTCAAAGAGAGTCGTACAGCGTTCATTCCGCAACCAATATCAACGCCTACTGCGGCAGGAATGATGGCTCTATCCGTTGCTATGACACTTCCTACAGTCGATCCGATGCCAGCGTGTACATCAGGCATACAAGCGATCCCGTTACCAGCAATAAATGGTAAGCGGGCTAAATTCTTTAATTGAGTTAAGGCCTCAACCTCAATATCCTCAGTCCAAATTTTAATTGGACGTGATCCTTCCGTGTTAATTACTTGTTTCATTTTTTCTCCGTTAGATGTTACTGTCTTCATTTAGATACAAAGTCGATTCTCCGACTAAAGCATCATTCTTTTTCGCATAAGCCCGTAACGTTTTATCCAGTACGTCCAGCAGCTCTTTATGATCCATAGCCCAAGAAGATACGGACTTTGCTTTGAACTCAATTACATATTGCTTAAATTCCTGTTTCATCTTTTTCTCCGTTTACACACATGAATAGCATAGGGTACAACCTGTGATATTGCAACATAAAATTTGTCTTTTTGATTTATGAACTATATCCAGTTACCTATATCCAACACCTATATCCAAATTACCTACATCCAATTGCTTTTCTTCAGTTCTAAGCAAAGCACCCCCTAGCCCATCCGTAGATAGGTTAGTGAGATGCTAAATATCCTTTGCTAATCTTTCAGACATTTACAAATAAGCCAGACTATTACAGAGTTTCCTCCGCCCTTCACGCTCTAGCTACTATCACCCACGTTCGCACCTGAAGACTTTCTTGTGCACTACATACGATTGCCGTTCTGCGGTTGTCCCTACCTACTCAATCATATGCTGGGCAGAAATAAAAAAACCATTTTGGCTCTAAATATTTCTATTGGCGTAACACTAGGTAAATCTTCCTAGCAAAACTTACGTAGTGCGAAATATTTAGACCGAAATGGTCTAATGGTGCTAGGAATTTTACACTGATCGCCAAACCAGCCCCTACAGAATACATAAAATTTAAAATTCATGCAACTATTTTTTTAATATACAAACCCCATGTCGCAATCTATTGATTTTAAAGGATAAAAAATTAAAGTGTCCATATGGACAGTTTTTAAAAGGGGAACGGCCTAGATGGATTAGTTCTAGGCCGTTCGATGCACACGGAGGGGTGCGGAGGATTACGGGAATGAAGAAACCCGTACTGTGATTATACACAGTATTGACAAATGAACAACTATGATACTTGTTGATACTCCTTGATAGTCACTTGACACCCTCCACCTTTGATTTTTGAACCACGTTCTACGGTCAATTTCCATACTTGTTGGTCATCGTCATACAGTATTCCGTTCATAGAATCTTGGATTGCTTTGAGGCAATTGTCTATATCCATGAGTCTTTTATCACGTGGATGAAAGATAATTTGAAGCTCTACTGGTGAGCTACCGAAGCTGATAGAATCTTTCAGTATTTCCCTTACAGCGCTTTTAAACTCTTGGCCTCGCTTAGATATATAGCGTCTTTTACCAGCTGATAACCAGTAGGAATTAACGCTAGGAGGATAAGGAAAATTAAATTGTTGTATCATTTTATCTACACACATGAATTAAGAGGGGTACAATGTGTTGACATATCAAAAAGTACTTGATATTCTGTAATCGGATTGTAGTTTATTTAACGGAGGAAGTATGGATTATTCAGAAAGCATTATTGCGCTACGTCACTATCTCAAGGATATTGAGATTTCCCTAAACAATCGTAACTTTGAAAAAGCCTTGGAAATTTCTCAGGAAATCACTGCGGAAGCTGTTCAATTGAAGTGGATAGTTGGTCATATTTTAGCTACACGGGAGGAATTGTTATGAAAGCATTTCCAAGACCGAACACAGTACACCCCGATGATTTAGGCATGGATTTGCGTGATTACTTTGCAGCTAAAGCTATGCAATCTTTGATTATTGCTTATGCAACTATAGAATCAAATTTAAAAATGCATGAAATTATTAATGGTTCATATCAATACGCTGATGCAGTGATGGAGGCTCGTAATGAACAAGTGCGATGAGATGTTTTATGAGCAGTACCCAAACATAGTATGGCAAGACGATACAGCCATTACAGTTTGGAGGGATTGTTGGAAGGTCTGTACAGATCGGATGATTTACCAAATGCAGTCACGGACTAAGTTATTTACAGAGGGAATGAAGAAAGAATATGAAACTAACGAACATACACAACTTGCCGCAAACCTTCGTGAATATACTAGAGAGGCCGACCTACAGCAAAGGCAGGGCCAATCTGTCAGTGACCGAATTATTGCAGCCACCGCAGCTCGTACAGCTACGCAAGAAGTACTGGGAAGATTTACAGGAGGACGTAGCTGATAGAGTATGGGCAATCTTTGGCACTGCTATTCATACAATCCTTGAGCAGGGTAAAGATGAACATCACATTATCGAGCAACGTCTTCATGCAACCTTAGATGGATGGAATATTTCCGGTGCTATTGACTTACAGCGTATTGAAGAAGATGGCGTAATCGTAGCTGATTACAAGACTACGGGCGCTTGGGGAGTCATGAACGAGAAGATTGAGTGGGAACAACAGCTCAATATCTATGCATGGCTTGTCGAGCACGTTAAGAAGATGCCAGTAAAGAAGATTGAGATCGTAGCAATCATTAGAGATTGGAGCCGCAGAGATGCACAAAATAAAGAAGGGTATCCCGAAGCGCCAATTAAGGTTCTCGACATACCTTTATGGTCTTATGAAACCCGTGAGGCATTCATTCGTTCCAGAATTGGTCTTCATTCCGATGCTAATTTGGCGACAGAGCTTGGGGAAGATTATTCTCCCTGTACTAGTACTGAGATGTGGGAAAAGCCGACTACTTTTGCAGTTAAGAAGACTGGGAATAAAAGGGCTACGAACGTATTCCTCATTAAAGAAGATGCAGAAACAAAGCAAGCCGAGCTGGGTAAAGGTTACGAGATCGAAGTTCGCCCGGGGGAGAGGACGAGATGTGCGGAGTTTTGTCAAGTAAGTCAGAAGTGCAAGCAGTATCAGCAGTATTTAATTAACCAAACGGAGGAAGTATGAATAATTTAAATGTGAAATATGTAATTAGCATAGCGATTGGATTTATTGCTTTTATTACATTGTGGATGTGGGGTATGCCAATTTATACCGTATACCATCAAAAGATGGAAGGTGAGGCAGAACTTGCTAAGGCCAACTTTAGTAAACAGGTTGCCGTACAAGAAGCTCAAGCAAAAATGGATGCAGCAGTTATGTTAGCCAATGCTGAAGTAGAACGTGCTAAGGGCGTTGCGAAGGCTAATCAAATTATTGGTGATTCATTAAAAAACAATGAAGATTATTTACGTTACTTGTTTGTAAACAATTTAGAGCATACACAGAACCAAGTAATTTACATTCCTACAGAGGCTAACTTACCAATATTGGAGCGCAGAAAATGAAACAATTTTTTCTTTTAGCATTAACTGCTTTTGTATTTTTGATGTATGGCATATCTCAGTGTCATTCAGCAGAAAGATGTGTAAAAGATAGCAATGGTGGTATCTGCTGTTGGGATACTGATTCAGAAGGAACAATTAAACCAATATCTTGTGCATAGGAGCATTAAATGATTACACGTGACCAATTAATTTTGAATTTTATGATGGCATTAACAGGCAACCAGAGTATCTGCGTAGGATCGGAAGATGATCCAAAGTGGATTGTTGAGTATGCGGAGAAATTAACTGATGCATTTTTAAATAAACCAACTATCGAGGATAAAAATGGTAACCCCGTATGATACTGGTAAGGTAAAGATTGGTATTTACTATGAACAACCAAGGTATTGCGAGCATGATAAGGATATGCTGCTAGTTCAGTCTTGGTTAATAGGCGATGCAGAAAAAGCACGAAAAGCCTACTGGACTAATGTATGCTATATGGCCTTAATAGCTTTTGTATTTTTGGTAATGATACTTAAAAAATGAGGATTTTATGAGTGCAAATGAGAAACAGATTGGCGGAGAACATTACAAGGGAAAAGCAATTCAACCTTGGGATTACATTGCCGCTAATAACATTCCGTACTTAGAAGGAAACATCATTAAGTACGCAAGTCGGTGGCGTGATAAAGGTGGTATTGACGATCTACGGAAAGTCATTCATTACGCTGAAAAATTAATTGAATTAGAAAGTGAAAAATGAAAACAAGACAAGAAATGATTTATGACTTTATGCTGGCCTTTGCATCAAATGCAGAATATATAACGGATTATTTTCAGGATCCACAA